TATGTGCTTTTGCAGTCTCGTATCTTTTAATGATAGAGCCTACTGCTTGGTTGCTCTTGCTATAGCTTGGCATTGTTTACCCCAGTGTCGTTGACTTTACACCCTTTTCATCGCCTGAAATAAGTAGTGATCTACCCATTCTACGTCTGAAGCCTGCTGATTGTCTTTTCTTTGCTGCAAATTCTTCTTTTCTAGTCTCACGATCTCTTTGCTCTTCAGCTTTCAATTGTGACTCGCTCGGTCCTGGTGCTGATGGTGATAGGAATCCCATGGTTTTCTCTCCGTAAATAGTTATACAATTTCTTAGGTGTTACGATCCAAAAGGCTCTAACCCCTATTAGATGCTTGATTATATTAACACAAGTCATGACTCCGCGGAAAATAAATTTATTCTCTCTACTTTTCCTTACATATAGCACCGTATGGCCTAATTCTAGCATCATTTCTGGTACATTATCCTCATGAGTGTATGGCATAACCTGAACTTCTAGCCATGATCCAAGTGGATCTACTAATATCCAGTTGAATCCATCATAACGAAACGCAAAGCAATGTCTGAAACCCTTTGATGTGAATAGATCCCATATATGCCATCGCCCACCATCCACGAAACACACGAACCAGTCTATTTCATTTTCTACGAGTTCAACCACGATGTATTTGCCATAGGTTGTCTCTTACCTGCTTCTGGTCTATTCTCTCTAAAGGCAATAGCAAAGTATCTAAACGCATCTGCGAAATGTGAACTCCAGTCATGTAATGGATGTGGTTTGTACACACCCTTCTTCTCATCAAACTCTTTGCGGTATCGTCTAAGAGCATTAAGGCCATCTTTAGTGCCTGTCTTCTCAAAATAACACTTAGGTAGTATAGCTCTAGCAGCATGGATGCCATCTTCAACTGATAGTCTTGGTACTACAAGGAAGTTAATGCCTAGCTTACGTGCTGTCTCTAATCTTGATTTACCTGTGCCTAGTTCACGTACTGCAATATCATGTGGTGCGTAGTGTCTTCCCATCACTGCTTGGTTCTTAACTCTCCAATCATGTAGATAGTTGATGTAGAATCCTAGTCCTTCACCTTGATTCTCAAACGCATGAACAATACGTAGCTCCATACCTACTTGCTGAACAAACCATATAGAAGTAGCATCTGCCACACCTAGATCCCAGTAAGTATCAACAGGAATGTTAGGCTCTACAACAAAGTTCATGATCTGACTATCGTCAATAAACTTAGCATAGTATGATCCATCTCTATTAGATAAGACTTCACCTTCCCAGACATGGTTGTATAAGTCTTCATTCTTTTCTTTGAGCTGTAATCTCTCGGCCTCTAACTCTTTAGGAAACCAAGGATTGTCATTGTAATTTACTTTAACAACGTATGAATCACTAGGTGGATGTAGTACAAAGCGATCGTAGGTATTATCCATTTCATCGTTTGGATTGAATGAACACCAGATCTCTGAGCCTTCCTTACGCAGCGTGGGGATCAAAGTTTCCCATGATGTGTGAGTAACTGATTCTGCTTCTTCCACCCAAACTATGTCCAGGCCTTCCATTGATTTAATCTTAGTGATGTTAGAACGCATACCTTCAAAGATAAACCTTGAACCATTAGTACCTAGTATCTGAGTCTTTTGTACATCAAAGTAAGCACCTAAGCCCATGCGCTCAATAGTATCACCTAGTAGTTGTAACACTGAGTCTTGAATAGATCGTTGTATCTCACGAGAGCATAGTATTCTTACTGGTTTTTCCCATGCTTTCTTTACTAGCATTGATGCAATAGTCCAAGACTTACCTGATCCACGCCCACCATAAGCAATCTTATATCTATGTGGCTTTAGGAAAGGTTCAAACTTTCTGGTTACATCTACATTAACCTTCATCGTACTCTTCTACTTCTCCACCATCAATAATGGTTACAATCACTTCATTGTCATTCTGCATTGATCCAGCTAAGTTAATATCTTTAGCATCACCATATCCACGATCCTTTAATACTGCGGGTGCAAACTTATTCAATACAACAGGGTTACGGTCTTCAAATACATGCTTGGCTATCTCATCTTCCCATCTATCTCTTAGTGCTTCTTTAGCCTGATCTACCGCCTCTGCGAAGTTGTCGGATGTGTTTAACCACTCATAATACGTTGATCTATGTATATCAGCAGTTCTACAGGCTTTAGAGATATTGCAATAACCAGACACCAAGCCATTGATGAACTTGATCTGTTTATCGCTTAATCCAGCGCCTATCAGTATAGGTAAATCGGTCATCCTATCGCTCCCTCTACGCCTCTGAATGATCCATCGTGCGCATCAAACATAAACGTAACTTCTTGGTTAGTCTTGTCTATACAATCACACACATCTTTGCCGTTCATGCCTCTTTGAAAAAAAGAAACATATGTTGTTACATTGTCACCCTCAATATAAAGCTTACCACTCAAGCCTGCACTAACATTTCCAGGACTTATGGTCTTAGTCATCATTGTTAGAAATTGTTGTAAATCACTCATTGCCTTCTTCCCATTGTTCGTTATAAGGTTTAATTCTGTATTGTTCTGTTTCAATAAACATAGGTACTTCTATGTCTTCCCAGTGTTGAACGCTTCTATCACAACATAACACCTCTAGCTTTTGGATGGTGTAGCCTTCAGCGAATGCGTGTATTACTTCTGCCCATTTGTGTGCTGTCATCTTTTTTCCTTTTTTGCTTCTCTTGCTTTCTCAGCTAACTTCTTGAATCTCTTTTGTCTTTCCCAATAGTCTTCAGGTATCTCTTTCAATTGACTCACACCTTAATTCCCATAGACTTCCACCATAGGTCTTCGGGTCTTGGCAGTATTATTCCAAACTCAGCTACAAATCTATCTACTTCTTCTAGGTAATCCTTCATCTCTGCTACCTTTAACTTCTTAGTTTCTATTGCTCTACTTGTTATATTACCATCTAAATCTGTAGAATCAACCGTTCCTAGTAGTTTCCTAACGAGCTTATCGTGCATATCGTCTTTACTATGCCCTATCTCGTCACCTATAATTTTATTCCACATCCACAGTAATTTGTTTTGAGCGCCACTTCTAGTTAATACATCTCTCTCTATAGAAATAATAGCCTTCTCGTCTTCAGGGAACTGACTAAAGTGACTTACTATCATTGATTCGATAATATGTCTCTTCTCTTTCTTGCGTTCAATTACTCGCTTCACATCAACCCCTTCTCAACTAAGATAGTTTGAGTCCTAACCATGCCGAATAAATGACTCAATAATAAATACTCTCTTTCGTGAATAGACTGCTTACGACCATCAAGAACGTCATGACAATTAGCACAACAGTAAGCACCATGAATATCTAGTACCTTGCCACCCATGCCACCACCGTTTAAATGTGCAAAGACAACTGTTTCATTATTAGGACCACCATAACAACCTTCTAAGCGAATAGTACATGCTTGACCCCTCGCTGATTTAGTTATCTTACTCACAATACGTTTATCTGCCAATCTATCATTGCTTCAATAACATCTGCCACTGAGTACACTACTTTAACCTCTCCACCTGCCTGTTCAATTCGTTCAATCATCTCTTTCTGAACAGGACTTAAATAGCCTTTCTTTGAGCTACCACTTGCAGGTCTTTTAACCTCAAGGAAGAATGCTTGTCCTTCATGAATAATACATAGGTCTGGTATTCCTGCTTTTGCACCTTCCGCCTTTAATTTAGCAGCAACAATCTTATTACGTTGTCCTCCATTTGGCACGCTGAAATATAGTACGCCTCTAAGGTCCAAGTATTGGCAAATAGCTTTTTGTACCAAATGCTCTAAATCACGCATTAATACGCTCCTTGGCTATATCAAAATATTTATCGTCTAGCTCAATACCTATGAATTTTCTGTTTAGGTTTTTACAAGCAACACCTGTAGTTCCACTGCCCATAGTAAAGTCTAAGACTATTTCATTTTCGTTGGTGTGACTCTTAATTAAGTATTCAAGTAATTCAATAGGCTTCTGTGTTGGGTGACTACCTCTAGCACCTTTCGCCCTGTTATTAAACTCTTGAATATTCTCTGGATTTTTCATGTTTGGGTTATACTCTATCTCTGTATTATTTCTCTGTATACCACCTATAACATCTGCCTTTCCTTCTGAATTATATTTGAAACCTGCATTTATTCTACTTTTGCCACTTTCCGCTCTTGGTTGCATTATTGGATAATAGTTCGCCTTCTTACCTGTTTTCGTAAACACACAAACATCTTCAATATGCTTCATTGGTTGATATTTAGCACTTGCAAAATTACTAGCAATTCGTTTTTTATAATACCACTGCCATTTGAAGTTCTGAATGTTTGAGCCAATTAACTCTGTTGTAAATGGCTGTTGTCCAAATAAAACAATAGGGGTATTTTCATCTTTTGCTAACCCTCGTAATCTTTCCCACATATCATATAAATTTATAACACTATCCCACTTACAAGCAGTAGTTCCGTATGGTGGGTCTGTTATAATAGAATCAACCTTTACACCCTCTGCTATCAGCTTATCCATCACTTCAAGGCAATCGCCTTTGTGTAGGTCAATCATTTCTTAGGCTCTCTTAATAGTTGGTCACATAATTGAATCACTGAATCACATACATGGTTCTTAACATCTTTATCTTCAATACGTTTAATCTGCTCAACTAAGTCTTTAATAGCGGTCATTGATTTCTTACATTCTTCTTGTGTGTGCTTAACTATCATTTCTTCCCCGATTGTGATGAAGGCTTAGTATCTTTAGACTTACAGTAAGGACATCTACCACTTTTAGTTCTATGTTCTATTGAGTTACTTCGTGTATATCTTTGTAAGCATTTATTACATGAATAGTCATATAGCATTAGAGGT